AATCGTTACTGAATCTGTATCTGAACTAAGTATTTTATATTCTTTACTTAATAATTCTCTTGTTTGTTGGATTATTTGTCTACCTATTAATGTTACTTTTTCAGTTTCTTTTAAATCAAAGTGTTTCATTAATCCATAAATTTTATTCAGAACTAATTTTGATGATAATTTTGCTTCACCTTCAAGATGTATAGAATTATGTAAAAGTGATTTTAAAAGCTCATTTAACTTACCATTATAAAGATTAAACATAAGTATCAAGTGAGGGTAAAATCTCTTGTAATCCACAACATAAACACTCTCTGCGAACCTAACTGTTGGTTCTAAGACATCACCTCCTTTGAAAGTATCTTGATTGTATTTATATTTCAATCCTGTTGATATTTCAATTAGTTTGATAATGTCTTTAGTTTCCATTTAGTTATATTTTATTCTGAAAAACTTATATTCACAAGTATAAAAATTGTCTCTATTAATTTCATCTCATTTATATTTAAATATATTTCCATTTTAAATCATCTCTTTATATTTTTTAATAATATTTTTATAATCTGGAACATTAAATCCATCCATTCTCTCTAAGATTTCTTCATCTTCCATTAAAAAAGTTGTAGGTACTGACATAACATTAAATTTTCCATCAATTTCAATAACATTTAATTCAATGAAAGAGATATTCTCTAAATTTAATCTCGTTTTAAGTGTCTTACAAGGACTACAAGTTTTACTTGTAACTACAATTAAATTAACTCCTTTAAATTTCATAATAACCTCTTATAATATAATCCTACTCCTATTAGTGCAATTAATGAGGGAATCCATATAGGGCTAAATACCCACCACCAACTCATCATAGTGACTCCTGCTACTTTTAGAATTATAAATACTAAAAGTAAAATCATTACGAACCAATCCCACACTGAATTGCAAGAAATTTGTTTTTGTTTATTTATTTTCATTTTTTGTCTCCATTAAATATAACTGAATAGCTAAATAATTTATTAAATCTATATAATTATCTTTATGATTAGGATTACTTTTAATTCTTCCTAATTTAAGAGCAATCATATACTCATTAAATTCTAACTTTGTTGTAGTTTTTCCTGTTAAAATATTATATGCTTCACATAAATTTTTATAGTTCTCATCTATTGGAGCATATTGAGTTTGTCTTTGTATAGCAATCTCAGTACATTCTTCTAATATTTCCCAATAACCTTTTGATTCTTTAGATTTAGTATTTTGATTAATTTGACTAATTAATTCAATTTCATCCTCATATAAACCATAAGAATCCTCTTTTGATTCTTCAAAATGTATAAAGGTTCCAGTGCCAACTCCAGGTCTATATGACCGAGTAATATCTTTGATTGTTAAGATAGTTCCAATTTTAATTTTATTTGAATCATCACTTAAACATCTTACTATATCTCCTATTTTATATTTGTTTTCCATTTTAAATATTCACCATTGTTTGTGTTTTTTTAACTGATTTTCTTGTTCTATGTTTTTTACCGCACTCATCACAAGCATATACTTCATAAGTACTGACTCCTGTGTGCATATCTTTATCATAGGATAAATTAGGATGCCCACAAGCATTACATACTAATGTGTCCCCATCTAAATATTGCCCATAATTAGGCGATTGTTTATCCCAAGCTCTTAAACTTAAATAAACATGTTCAAGTTCTTTAACATCAGTATCACAATATTTGACCATTTTCTTCCAAGCAGAGGAGTCTCCATTCATACAACCTTCCCATAGACTAAAATCAGTCTTAATCTTTCCTCCACCACCTAATTTCTTAGTGATAAAATCTAATTTGTTTGAACTCAAAGCGAAATTACCTCTCGCAATTAATAAAGTATCAACTATTTTATATGTAGGTTCAGGGAATCCATATTGTAGGAACTTCGCATTAAGTTTCTTTTTATCAAAACCCTTACCATTTTGAGCCACAGCAATATCACAACTATCTAACATAGTCCAAATACTCTCAATCACATTGTATTCACAATCATCTTCTGAGACATAATCTTCGTGTAAATATAAAGCATCGTGATGGACTTTATTCTCGTGTAACCATTTAGCACTCCAACACAATACATACCAATCTTTGATAATCATAGGCAATCCTATGTCTTGTTGCCATAATCCCCAACTATATACTTTCATAGGAGCTGTTTCTATATCAAATAATAATATCTTTGGTTCTTCTTTATAATTACCTAATTTATTTAAATAATATCTCAAAAGTTCAGGGGATACTTGTTCATTGATGACATCACAAGCCAATGCTGCTGCTTTACGAACATTACCATTAGTTCTTTTTATAATCTCTTTTAAAAGAGGTTTTGTTAATTTTGATTTCACACTCATTTTTCTAATATAAGGATTTTGATTCCACAAAGTGTGAATGATTTATCTTCTACTTTTAATTCTTTAGGTTTGAATCTTGAATTTCTTTCAAGTTCTTCTTCCATTTTTAAAGTTTCTTTTAATTTTTGAATTTCTTTATTGACTTCATTTTCTTGTTTATCTAAAATTTCTAAATTTCTCTTCTTATTTTGAACAACTTTAAGTTTCAAATCTTTAATCTCTTTTAACTCTTTATATTCTTCTTCTATTCTCTCTTGAGTTGTTGCCATTTTTAGTCCTCAATTAATTTATATTTTTTACCTTCAAATAATAAAATATTTTTATTTCCTAATCTTCTATCAAAATCTAATTTTGATATTCCTGAAATTTCTTCAAAAATCCCATAATCAAAATTAGGTAATTTTAAAGTTTGTTTGATTTCTTCAATACTTGCTTTTTCAAATGAATTTCTGAATGCTTCTTTGTACCCATAAGTTTTTAAATAACCTTCAGTGAATTTTGCAAAAGGATTTGCTTTCTTCTCTTCTTCATTCATATTCTCGTATTCTACCCATACAGTTATATTGAAATAGAAATAATTAGGAAATACAATATTTTCTCTTAATATGTCTGTTTCTTTTCCAAAAATTCTCACTTTTGAAGTATCAACATTAAAATATCCTGTATTATTATCCCCTGTATTCCAATTTCCTGAATTATTATCTCCTGAATTATTATCTCCTGTATTTCTATATCCTGTATTATTATCCCCTGTATTCCTATCTCCTGTATTTCTATATCCTGTATTCCAATTTCCTGAATTATTACCTCCTGTATTATTATCTCCTGAATTATTATCTCCTGTATTATTATCTCCTGAATTATTATCTCCTGTATTCCAATCTCCTGTATTTCTATATCCTGTATTATTATCTCCTGAATTATTACCTCCTGTATTATTATCTCCTGTATTCCAATTTCCTGTATTCCAATTTCCTGAATTATTATCTCCTGTATTATTTTTATTATCTACCATTTTTATTTTTTTAATAATTATATATGTATTTCTAAGTTTATAAATTTATGTAATATAATTTAGATAAGTTTATAAACTAATCACCAACCTTTTAAGGTTTGTATTTTTTCTTCATCTTTTTTGTGTATATAATGTTCTTTATCTAAAGTAAATTGATTTAAATACTTAATATAACTTCCCCAAATACAATCACATCTTTCTTTGAACTCTTCTTCAGATTTACTACAAGCTTTAACCCCTATTAGTATTTTCTTAAGATTACCTTTAAGTCTTTGTGCAGCAAGAGTGTCTAGTCTATTGGTATTCCAAGTCCAAGACTCTTTACCTAATTCCAATTCTTCAGGGTTCTCAATGTAATACAACATACTTTTTATGAAATCAATATAAACTTGTTCATATTCATCATAAACTCTCTGTTGGTCTTTTAAAGGCACATCAAACTGACCTTCTGTAAGTTCACCATTTAATAACATAGGAAAGTATCTTTGTCTTGTAGGAAAATCATAAATCTTGTCAAAGTATTGCTCTGCTAATCCTTTCTCTCTAGCATCTTCAAAAGTATTATAAAAGAACCCATAACTTGTTCTTGAAGTATCGTACTCATCAAGAGTACCATATTGTTTACTTCCGTGAGATGGATTCTTGATTTTATTAGCACCATCCCCACTTATCTTAAAGAAACTATCTAGTTCTCTTTTTACTTTTTCTGAAACATCTGTGAACTCATCAAACACAAGACTTGTTCTTTCGTGAGCTTCTTTCATTACCTTTGATTCCGATTTAAGTTTTAATATAGTATTCTTGGGGAGTAAAGTACAAACTTGTACAAATATATTACTCTTTCCGAATCCTCCTGTTGTCGCTATTCTCCAATTAAACTTTAGAGGAATTTGACTTAACATCACAATTAAATAAGTTTCAAAGTCTTGTTTATTACTATGTTTTATATCTTTAAACAAATCAAATATCTGTTCGAATGTATAAACTCTCTTAGGATTGATTCTGAATGTAGAAATTCCTGACACTACATCATACACTACTTTCTCATCTTCAAGTTCGTAACTATTAGTTATTTTGATTGGGAGTATGTCTAAAGTTTTAACTTCTTCTCCTTTGATTTTAAGTGTATCAGGTAAGAACTTCTTCTGAAAACTATTAGATATTACCCACCCCCAAACACTCTCAGCTGGAATCCCCCTAATATCAGATTTAATTCTTAATGCAGTCTTAGTATCAGGAAGATGATTAATAGTAATTAGTCCTGAATAATATTTATCCTCAAATCTTTTAATAATATCTTTAGACCATAATTTCATTTATAATACCTCATAGTTCCTCTTCTTGAACTTCTATATTAGCAAAACTATCTAATTTTACTTGCATTTCTTCTTTACCTTTTTGGAGTACTTTTTCTTCTCTTGCTTTTTTAGTCTCATCAGTTGTTTTTATCTTTGAACCTGCTATTGCAGATAAAAAAGGTCTACCCAAAGGTATCCAAGCCCCATTTTTGAAGATACAAGGTTGCATCCAAGTAGCCCTATCGTTTTCTTTATATACCATTTTAAAATTTTAATTTCAATTTCTTTTGTTTAATTTTAATAGTTGTTTTAAATTTTAATAAATACAAATAATAAACAAATGTAAATAAAACTCCTAAAAAAAGAATAAATAAAATTAACCTCATTTTATTTAACCTCATTAGGTAATTGCATTAATAAATTAGAATCTTGTCCTAACATATAATTAGGTAATTTTCCATCCCAAGCATCAATCCAATTATTTTGAACCATCATAGGTGTTAATTCTTGACTTTTAATTTTAAGAGCATATGCTTCTGCTTCTGCTTTCAATTTAGTCGACTCTGCTTCCCCTCTTGCAGTTTCAATCTTTTTATCTGCTTCATATTTGGCAACAAATACTTCTTGTTCTCTCACCTTAGCACTTTCTTCTGCTACTTTTTTCTCTTCAATTGCTTGATTGAAAGCAGGGTTGAAATCAATATTACTAATTACTACATTATCTAAAATAAAGTAATGTTCTGGGAAGTTTTCGTTAATTCTTTGAATTGCTTTTTCTTTAACTTCAGCTCTTTTTTGGAAAATTTCTAATGATGAATATTCACTTGTAACAGTTTTAAATCCTTCTTTGATTAATCCATCTACATTTAATGTATTTGCCAACATATTATCAGTTCCAACATTAGTATAGGCATCTGCAACATTTTCAGAGTTCAATCTATAAATTACTTCAATAGTAGCATATACACTTTGCCCATCTTTATCAACTGCACCATTTTCACCTATCATCTCAACAGAGGTCTTCCTTAATCTTAAATCGTACTGATATGTAGTGGTAAATAGTCCTGTCCATTGGATACCTGAATTCATCTCCCCTTTATATTTACCTAATTCAACCATCACTCCTTTATGATTCGCATCTACTGTATCAAACCCTAAAAATAAAATAAATACAATAATTAGAAAAACAACTCCTAAGATTATACCTACTTGTCCCTTTTTTGATTGTGAATTCATTTTAAATTAATTAACTCCTTCACTGATTCTTCAGGATATTTATTCTTTAATAAATTAAGAATTGCAGTATCATCTAACCCTAAAGCTCTTGATGATTTGATTGCAGTTAAAATATCTTCTTTATCTTTTTCAGTAAGCATTTTGCCATTGTTATCAAAATCTATCTCTGTTACTTCAGGGGAATCTAATGTTTTATTTAACTCAAAAGGATTAACTATATAAGCTACCATCCCTCCTTTAGTTTCAACAGCTGATATTTTAATTAATGTTTTTTCAGGATTCTTTGAAATTTTAGCATAAATTCCTTCATTAAAGAATGTAATTGCTTCTTCACCATCGGGAAACTTAGTATCTACTACTTTTCTTGCTGTTGTGTCAAAAAAGCTATATTCATACACTTTAACAAAACACATAAATCTAGAGTATCCTCCTGTGATTTCTTTGTGCATTCTTTCTACACTTAATACTAAGTAGTCCCCTACTGCTAATTTAGTAAAAACTAATTTAGGTTTCCATTCTGGATTGTCTGATTGTTTTAATTCGATTACCATTTTTTACTTTGTGTTAATCAAGTCCACTTTCGTTTTTGTCTTGATAGAATAGTTAGGATTTCTAAGTTTATAAATGTATCGTTTAAAAAATACAAAGGTTTATAAATATTGAAAACCATATACTCTATGAGGGCATAGGGAGAAGGGGTTTGGGGTTGAGGGTCAAAAGGGAGTAGACCTTTAACCTACCTTTAAACCTTTTAATTAGAATGGAACATAGAGAATCAAAAATGACCACTGCGGGTTCAATAGCAGTTAATGTAGGAAAACCCACAAAAGATGGAGAGAGAAATGTGTCTGTGGAATTCACAGTTAAGATGTTTGAAGGAGAAAGTATTGAAGAATACGAACAAAGATATAGTTATTTCAAGACTAAAGCATTGAGGGAATTACAATAATGGTGGCAAATTCAAAATTAGTTAAACAAAGAAACATTCCTCAAGAGGATGTTGAAAAGATAAATAAACTTCATATTACTTTAGATGAAATGGTAGAAATTATGAAACAGAATGAAGTTGAATCTGAAAACTTTAAATCAGCATTAGTAATTTGGAGACATTGTCAAACCAGATTACAAATACTCTGGAAGTTTGATATTGACCAAAGTATGTGGCAAGAACACAGACTCCCTCATTGTAAATGCCCCAAGATGGATAATGATGATAGAGGAAATCATAGTTGGATTAGTGGAGACTGTCCAATACATAATAACAAATGACACATAGAAAATACAATAAAATATATGCTTTAGGTAAAGAAGAAGTAGAAGGAATTCTTGAGGGAGAGGTTATTATCCAAGAAAAAATAGATGGTGCTAATAGTTCAACTTGGATTAAAGAAAATATTATGAAATTTGGTTCAAGAAATCAAGAAGTACAAATATTTAATGGTTTTCCTGAATACTGTAAATCTCACGAAGGGATTAAACAATTATTAAGTGATTTTCCTAATTATAGATTATTTGGGGAATGGTTAGTTAGACATACCTTACCATACAATCCTTTGAATTATAATCATTTTTATTTATTTGATATTGTTGATGAGAGTACTAATGAATGGCTAAGACCTGAAGTAGTCTCAGAGATTGCAGACTCTTATAATATTAGAAAACCTCAAGTGTTCTTTCAAGGAGTTGTTTCTGATATAAAAGATGTTCAAGACCTTTGGGTTGGTAAAAGTGAATTAGGAGATAGAGGTGAAGGAGTTGTAATCAAAAATCATAACTTTGTATCAAAATTTGGTATTAAACCCCAATATGCTAAGATTGTGACTCAAGATTTCAAAGAGAATAATGCTATCACATTTGGAGGTAATAATAAATCTTCTGATACTTATTGGGAACAATATATATGTAATGAATTTATGACCACTCCTCGAGTTATGAAGATTATTCAAAAGATTGAATCTATAACTGATAAGAAAGTTAGTTTATCTGACACCTCCAGAATAACTATGTCTGCTTATAACGATATGCTTACTGAAGAGATTTGGACTATACAAAAAAAAGTTTATAAAGTTAATTTCAAAGACCTTAGTAGAATTTGTACTAAAAAAGCTCAACAAATATTTAAAGACATCCTTGCCGAAGATTTAAGTATTGTTGATAACAAAGAGGTATAAAAAAATGGTAAGTTTGAAAGAAAAACCTTTAGTGTATTCCGCAAAAACTTCTTATAATATTGATGTTAAGGCATTTTATTATCAAGATGTAAAAGAAGCAGTTTTAGAGTTGATAAAATGGCACAAATCCCTAAAATTTGAGAATCTTACAATAGAAAGTGAAGATTTACAAGATAAAATCTATCATAATGATAGGATTGATACAAATCTCCAAAAAATCAAAGAAATATTTGGAGACTTTGAAGAATACAAAAGTTTATAAATATAGAAGTATATATATTAATATGAAACAAAAATTAATAATGTATTTAGGGCTTAAAGTTTTACAAGTAGAGAATGGTGATTTTTAGATTATGATTGATTCAAAATTAAAATCTTTTGTAGAAAGTGTATTTAATATAATCGTAGGATTTATGATTAATTTCTTCGCCAATATGTTTATATTACCATTATTTGGTATGCCTTTTGATTTAACCAATTTTGGCTTGATTGGGATTTTATATACTATAATTTCAGTTTCACGAAGTTATACTTTAAGAAGGTTATTTGTACACGGATTTTATGAAGATGTTTTTTTAAAGGTATTTAAGAAATGAAGCTCTCTAAGACACAAAAAAATAATTTAAGGCACTTATATCATAAAGAGAAAGAATCTCTCTTAGAATTGGCTAATAACTCTTCAAAATCAAATGTTTTAGATGAAAGATTGTTAGATATTCATAAAGTAATTAAAGATATTAAATCTCATCCTTTAGGATAATTATTCAAACTCTAACCATTCAATACTTGCTAATACTGTTCCAGTTCCTGTTAATGTTTGTGCATATACAACAAACAATTGTGAATTATCGGAGGTTATATTTTGTGTTAATAATCCGTGTTCGTTAAATATTCCTCCTGACACCTCACTTGCAGCACCACTTGATGTACCAGGACTGCCAGTTTCAACATAACTTGACTTAACTATATGGTCATATGTAGTTGTTATTGCACTTATATCTGTTGAATACTCAACTGCTGAACTATCTCCATTACTAACCCAAGTAGCAGTAATCGAGGTTGGATTATGTATATGGTGTAATTCAACTAAATGTGTGGCACCTGATACCCTTGCAGAAGCACCAAAGAATCTTACTGTTCTTCTATTCTCTTTAGAATTTAAAGTATTTTTTAATCTTATTGCTAAGATAGGAATTTTAGTGGTAGAAGTTGCTCTTGTAGTTATACCATTAGATACTCCAAAAGAAAGACCTGGTGTTTCAAATCCACCTTCACTTGCTGAAGTACAACAAATCTCTTTAAGTGTAGTTGCATTTGAAGTTTCTCCAAGATTAATAATCTCATATCTTAAAGGCAAACTTCCTGTTTTCATATATACTTTATCTAGATTATTAGCATTCTTAATCTCGTGACAATAATAAATAATTCCATCAACATCAAAACCGAATCTTATTCTACCAACACCTAACCATTGATAATCAATTAAAAATATTTGTGTTTTTGTGAAATCTAAAGTAATTCCACTCTCACCTGTTCCATTTAACTTATCAACATTCCAAGATGATTGAGCAATTTTTGTATCGACAGGACTACCTGTTGTAGATGTCCTTGTTACAATACTAATAACTCCATTAAGTTCCTCATAAAATAATCCATCATCATCGTCAAATCCACCTACTCTTTGCGAAACATTTGGTTTTCCTACACCAAATACTGCTGTTAATATCTCAAGTTTACCCTTTCCAGGCAAATAAGGAATGTGTCTTGATTGTCTTACAATTCGCTCACCACTAGCAGTTCCAATAGTTAATGCAACTGATGATTCATTAGGCAGATAAGTTATACTTGCACCAGCACCTGACACTAATTCTTTCATCACAGTAGGATTGTGTGTATGAGTATTTTTATTCTCGAATTGTGTATAAGGGGTACTTACTCTAAATCTTGAGAACGAATCTAAATTTGCAGAATCTCCAAAACTAATCTTTTTAGTATTAGAAATATTATCGTGTTCTAATTGTGCTATTGTTGTTAAACTTAAATCATATCCTGTCATAATTTAAGATTATTAAGGATAAGTATATATAAATATATGTAAAGGTTATTATTTTAAAATCACATACATAATTGCTACAATTACAGCACCCATTATAGTCGTAATTCCATACTTAAGTGCTTCTTCAGTCCATTTAGCTGCATAATTATTTTGGTTGTTCTTTTCGTGTTTATTAAATCTATCTTCTATTTTTTGCATTAAAGCATCTAATTTATCTTCTAAGTTTTTGTGAGATTCTTTTAATTCAATTTTTACTTCAGTCATACCTTGTTTAATGTGGTCTATGTCATTCTCCATTTTTATAATTCTATCATCAGAACTTCTTCTTAAATTATCTTTTTTTACCATTTTCTTTTATAAATTTATTTATATTTAATTATACATTTTTAATACTTTTTGTGAATTTTTTGAATAATCTGGATAAATAATCAATATTTTGGGATAAAATTTCAAAGTCTTGTTCATCTAATCTACCATTATTATTTTTATCAATATAATTATATAAATAATTCATTAAAAATTTCAAAATCCATAAGATTATTTTAGTTTTCATTTGTAAAACCTCAATAATTTAGACTTGAATAAATCAGCAGGAGATAAGTATTCATACCTTTTGTTTAATTCTTTCTCAAAATTAAGTTTTTTATCAGTAATATCATAACCTGCTCTAGCCACGAATTCAGAACAAAATACATTTCTAACATTATCATATTTGATTGTTAATTTTGAAATTGAGTAAATAAAAATAAAAAATATTGCTAAGAAGTCGTAACCAACACCTATGTATTTTTCACAAATAGATTTTATTTTATCTTCTTCATATTTATCTTTAGTTTCTTTTATTGTAACTCTACCATCAGAAATACAAGAATTAATAAACTCTTTAGTATAATCAGACTTAACTAATCCTTTTGATAAAGCTTCATAAACTGTGTATGAATCTTTATTTTCTATTGCTATTCCTATATGTGACCATTTACATTTTGTTACATTTTGAATTGCTTGGGAATAGAAATTATCCCAACTAAAGAACATTATTTTTAAAGTCTGTTTTGTTTGTTTTACCATTTTTATATTCCATTAAATTTGCTTATATTAGCAACATCAATTCCATTTATTTTTGATGGAGTTATTCCATTAATTTTATTAGAATAACCTGTTGCAACCCCAAAAGCATGATATTCATAATTTGTATTAGTAATTGCTCCTATAATTTGACCTGTAATAACATATAATTTACCATCTACAGTTGCATAATGTGATAAACATTTTCCAACAGTCATAGGAGTAACAGTACTCCAAGTATCAGTTGCTATATCATATTCATAAGTAGTATTAACTACTGTTGAACCTGTAAGTCCTCCTGTATACCATATTTTACCATTAATAATATCTATTGAAACTTGACCACCATATCTTGAAACAGGTAAGGGTGACATCGCTGTATAACTATTTCCACTAATTGAATATCTATAAACATTAGCAATTGAACCTGTAGTAAAACCACCCATCACATATATGTAATCTCCTCCATCCCATATCGCTTTTGCCATTCTAAGAGCATAAGGATAATTTGTTATTCTTGACCAACTATTAGTTATTGTATTATATTTATAACACAAAGTAGTGTTACCTGATGATTGGTAACCACAGAACATATATAGATAAGTATCATCAGCAGCACAAGCAGGTGTATGTAAACTAAGAGGATATGCTGCCATAGTACTCCAAGTATCAGCAGACATATCATATCTATAAGTTGTATTAGTATAACTTCCTCCCATTCCAGCTACATAATACATATATTGTCCAATATAGGCTGTTCCACCATCTCTTCTAGCATTGGGCATAGCTGTTTTTGCTGTGAATGTATCAAGAATTGGGTCATATTCATAAGTATTAGCTACATTGGCAGCACCTGTATACCCACCAGCAGTATAAATTTTACCATTATATACACCTGCAGCACCACAACTCCCTACAGATATGGGATAAACAGTTTTAGTACTCCAAGTATCTACCATTCTATTTTAACCTCATTAGGAAGTAAATCTAATTCTTCTTTACTAACACAATTCAGAATATCAATCTCAATTAAATCAACTTCAGTTTTATGTTGTTTTAACCAATTATTTACTTTATTTATATCCTCAACATTCAATCCCCAATCAACACCACTTAATTGAGAAAATATTTGTTCTCTTTTATATTGAGGAACTTTCTCATAAGTATAATTTAAGGTGGAACTTTTTAACAATTCAATCTTATTTGCTTTCAATTCATCTAATGTTGGAATATGAATACTTGTATATTTAGTTTCAAGAACTTTATCAGATAAAATTTCAAAAGTATTCTCTGGCAAAACTTCTAAATCAGAAATTTCAACCCAAACTAATTCATAAGGCAGTAATTGTTTTCTTTCCCACATCTCTTGTGGAATTTCAGTTACTGTATCAATAACTTTTTGTTCATCTAATCTATAATATTTTACCATTTTTAGGCTACCTCCACATAACTTGAATCAGGTTTGAATTTAAACACTGTTGTGCTTAAAGCATTACCTACAATTCTAACTATGCTCGTACTTGTACTTGGTGCTGTTGTTGTGATTGCTGCAGCAGTCTCACTCATATAATAAGTACTTCCAGCAGTTAATCCTGATGTAGTCCATTCACCAAACTCAATAAACTCTCCTGTTGCATCAGCAGATATTGTTGCATTACACAATAATAAATCTCCAGCAGCTGTTGATTCTGCACTTGCATCTGATTTCCAATATTTCCCATCAGATTTCAAATAAGTTAAATCACCTTCAACTAAATCCTCACCTGCTGTTGCTATAATAGTTATCGCTTTTGAATTTCTATCTAAGTTACCTCCTAATTGTGGTGTTGTATCCTCAACTACATTAGACATTGTTCCTTTTGCATTTAATTGGCTTTGGATTGATGAAGTTACTCCATCAACATAATTAAGTTCTGTTACAGTTAATGTTGCACCATCTAAAATATTAAGTTCAGTAGGAGTTGAAGTAATTGTATTAAATAAATTAACCCCTGTTGCTGCTTCATTCCATTCTGATGCTGAGACTTCATCTCCTGTTGTTTTATTTGTTACTAATACCATTTTATTTTAAGAACACCTCATATCTATATAAACTTGGTGTAACATTTGTATCAATTCTGTTAATTTTATATTTACCATTATTCTAATCTCCTAAAATTATTCACATTAACCCAAGTTACTTCATTAGATGCACTAGTTCCTGATATTTTTAGACCTAAATTGGAATTTTCAGCAGTAAATTGAATATAACCTGAATCTGACACAGTATCATACACACTTCCACCATCATTAGATAATTGAACATTTACTGTTGAAGTTGAAGTTGTTTTGTGTTCATAAATACCTAATGTTTGTATATATGATGTTGATATATATCCTGGAGTTGCATTAGTAGTAGAACTAGCAGACAACTTAAAATTAATATCTGTTGCAGAACTTAAATCTTGAGAACCTGATGTTACAGTATTACTTTCATCAATCATAATCCAAGATAAAACATCTGAGTTATTATTTATTATAATTTTATATTCTTTATTAGAAGATATAGTGCTACCATCTCCATTATTAAATACATCATACCAAGTTGCATCGGTAGAACTACCAATTTGAAAATTTGCATTTGCTGAACCACCTGATTGGTTAGAACTTACTACTTGGTTAAGTATTATTATATAAGTTTTATCTGTACCTTTTAAATCACCACTAACTGAACTTGCTGATGATGTATCACCTGTACTTCCACATTGAGAATATAATTGCCAATAACCTGAACTTTCAGTAGATGTCGCAACACCTGCACTTGTAACTGATAAACTATCAGTCCAAAATGTAGGAATAGTACCATCGTCAAAATTATCAAATATTGTAGTTGTTCCATCTGAACATCCAAAAGTAAATGTTTCATAACTTAAAATACCAGCATTAAAAGGTATTGAAATATAATTTTCATATGTACTTTCCCAAGAAAAAGAACTTCCTTGAGTTGTTTTTATACTTATTTTATCAGCTATTGTATTGTTAAAAACATTTGAAGAAGTATCATTAACAAAATTAAAATCATAAAAACCTAATTTTGTTAAACTATTTGATTTGAATAAATTTATTATAGTGTTATTAGTATCATCTAAGTCGTAATTATATAACACTTCTCCATTTGAGAAATCCGTTCCACTTAATTTTACATTTCTTATTGCCATTTGTCTCTTATTTATATCTTATTTTAAACAAAGCTTTATAAAGCTTTGTTTAAATAACTTTAATAATAATAGAGTCAGAAATAACTAAAGCTCCTGAACCTGATATTATTTTATATTTTAATTCATCAGTAGTTGCAGAAGTAGGAAATGTACATACTTCACCTTCATTAGCAGCAACCCAAGTACTTCCTGAATCATTACTTAGATAAATTGAAGCAGAATCTCCTGCAAAAGTACTAACTCCTAATGTAAAAGGTAACACCATACCAATTCCAACTCCACTATCAACAAAACTATCATTACTATAAAAAGTAGCTGAAGTAATTGGTTGTCTAATCTTAGCAATAACTTCTGATTGTAATATCTCTCCAGCATCTAAAGTATAACTACCTGTCGTATCTTGAATACCATTAGAAGCAGAAGTATCAATATAAATAGTATTATAAAATCTTTCAACAAATATATTATTATGAGGAACAACAGCATATAAACTATCAGTATGTCCCCCTCTACCTAAAGTATCAGTACCTAATCTACCAAAAGAACTAGAATTTAAAACAAAACTTCCAAAAGATATAGTTGCTGTATTTAATTTAGTGGAGTGTCTTTTTACTTCAAAATTATTATTAAACTTTTTTACAGTAGGAAAAACACTTGGAGTGCTACCTAATTGATTCTTAATATCTTGCTTATCTTGGATAATATTATCTATAACTCCCATTTAACACCTCAAAGTATATTTATAATATCAATAATAGTTAGTTCGTTTGTTGCTGTTTTTTCATAATTAGGGAACACAAATCTATCTAACATAGTTCCATCTGTGAAATCTACACAACTTTCAGAGATAGTTTCACCATTTTGTTCCGTACTTAACCAAGTTGTACTAATACTAATAGTTTTATTACTTGTAGTTATAGTAGGAGTTTTATCACTACCTACAATTTCAGTCACTAAATCAGTATCTGTTGAAGTTGCAGAAGTAGTACCACTCCCTAATCTGGTATTAGTAATATCTACTGATACCAAATCCCTTACTTTATTTTTACCAACATCAGTCACTACCATTTCTTATCTAATTATGTTTTATTTAATCTAAACCTTTATAAACCTTTACAAACTTTTACAAACCTTTACAAAATTTTATATTTCTGTTGGGTCTTTTTCAAGTTCTAGTCTTGTCCGCCAACCATTTCTTGACATTGTATGTACAACTCTTTCCAATCTTAGATTATTCAATGATTTCATATCTGATTTAACTGAATGTAATTTAGCAATATTAACTTTTTGTCCTTTGATATTAACTATTGCTTTATCTAATCCTTGTCCTGTTTTACTGAAAATAGTATTACATTTAGCTATTGCTTGATTTTTTACAGCAGTAACAAATAAATCGTTATCTACTCCTACCCACGAGTTTTTAAGTTGTTCACTCATTTTAGTCATAGGTATATATCTTGTTGAACCTTTAATACTTCCTGCATCAGCTCTAAGTTGAAAGTCTAAAATTTGGTCTCCATTTAAATCAGTACCAGTATCATATATAATCATATTGATAGTTTCTGCTTCTGATTTGGTGTGTTGAATATCTATGACATTTTCAGTAGCATAAAATAATTCTAATGATTCTAATGTACTTGAAGGATAACTCCAATTAAATGTTCCATCAGGGTCAAACCAAAATATATATGTTTGGTCATCACCAGTATATTGTGTTTGTGATAATTCAGAGATACAATCATAACTCGTTTTCCATAAACTCACAAAAGGTTTATCTGGAAAAGCAGTTGTATCACTTTTAACTGATTGAATATTAGTAGTTACTTCAGTTTGAGAGATTCCTTTGCTAGCATTCTCTTGTACGATTTTCTCAATAATCTCACTGGAATTTAATGATACAGCTTCAGTAATATCTCTTGTGAATAAAGTACTTAACATATCATAAGTTAAATCACTACATATAAGCTTAACTGAAGAATCATAAGGCATTAAATCAAAATTAAGTATTTTTGCAGTCATAATTAATTCATTTGAAGTAGGATTCCCTGAAATTAATCCATTCTTAGCATATATACTTAATGATTCACCTTCAGTAAATTTAATATTCCCATCTACTATACTTTCTTCTTCAGTGATAATTAATTCAGCAGAATTAGTTTTTGCATCTTTATTTAGAGTAACTCTCATATTAAGAATAGGCACATCTGAAACAGTACCATTTGCTTGAGTCCATCTAATCAACCAATCTGACACCATTTTTACACCATTTGTAGACTTATTGTTACTGAAATATTGTCTATTGCGGAGTTTAGAACTTCAGATGCTTGAATTGCAGTTATAATACAATATACTTCAGTTTGAGTAGTTATGTCTTGATTAACAAGTACAGCTAATGTCCCTAGTCCCCCTTTAATCTTTTTAAGACCTAAAGTGTGCCACATCTTTAAAACTCTTTCATAACTAGTAGTAGTTTCACTAAAAGTAAATACATCTCCTGTCCTATTAGGAATATCTTGACTAGTATATGAAAAATAAGTCCCTGAAAAAGATTCAGATGTATTTTTATTTATGATGTTTGAAGTCGAACTTAATTTGATTGTATAACTATCTCCGCTTTGTAACACATCAGTATAATCATTTACATCAAAAGTTAAATACTGATTACCTGAACTTAATAATTCAGTTTTAGTTGCTATAATACTACCATTTTTATATATACTACCTGTCACATTCCCTGAACTTTGTAATTCAACTAATATATTTGTGAATATTCCAAAACTAGAATTTATTGTACCTGTATTATTAATAATATTAGTATAATTATTAGTAGTAGAAGTCTTTGTTGAAACCTCAGTGATACTAGATAATATTTTCTCATAAGTAGGGAATTTACAAGTTAGAGTAAATCTTGGAGGGTTTAAAGATTCTATTCTATTTCCTACAAAATCTAAAGTATCCCCTACAAGTTTCTTTGATTCATAATTATTACCTATTGCATTAAATTCAGGTCTAATAGAAACACAATAAGTATTAACCCAATCTGTATGTCCTCGTGTAGTATAAACTACTGAACTGTTCTTTTCTTCCATACCTGTATCATATATCTCTATTTTAGTTCCGTTTACCATTTTTATATAGTAGGTGATAATCCTCCTCCTGAAGTTACTATACCTCCTCCTAGTAAGTTTTGTAATGCTTGTTTTTCAGTATCTGTTAAAATAGTACTCATTGCAGCACCATCTATCATAATATAATTATTTACTACTCCATTTTTATCTGAAGCAATAGAGTCTAAAGTGTTTTTTTGTCTAAATTGAGTTACCATTTCATCAATATCTCCTGCATTTACCCAAGAATCAGTCAATTCTTTTTGTGCTTCTACACCATTAGTAAATGCTTCACCTATATCTCTAATGTCTTGAGTAATGCCATTTTTCCAATCTCTCCAAGCAGCTGTAGCTCCATCAAAATCCAATACTAATAATGAACTAATAGCTTCACTAGTATTCTTAATTGTCCTAATAATTATTGAAAGTATATTAAATAAAGTTCTTAATATTGTAATTAAAGCATTTATTCCAACACCTAATATAACTAATACATTATGAAATACTGCTCCAAATACAATCATAAGTTCCTTTGTTTCATTAATATTAATCCCTATATTTTGGAATCCTTCAATTATAGGATTAACTATATTTTTTAATACAGTACTTAATGCTGAAGTTAATAATTCCCATTTTTTTTTCCCTATTTCAGTATTAGTATAAAATTCTTCCATACTTAAAGCAGCACCAACTAATAGTGTACCTAATATTGCTAATGCACCCCAACTAAATCCACTTGTTAAGACTCCTAAAGTTCCTACTTGGTCTATTACACTAGCTAAACCTAATCTAACTGTATTACTAATAATTAACCACCCACTTAATGCTGCTCCAACACCTAATAAAGAAACAATTAAAAGTTTCATTTCAGGAGATAATTGTTGTACCCATTTTAATAAATTAATCGCACCTTGAATTAAGAATTGAAATATTTTACTATTAACAAAAGCATCAGCTAGTTGAAATTTAAAAAATTCCCAATTAGCACTAAGTCTAGTAGTTGCTTTATTAAATTCATTTGATTCAGGGATAAGTTTTTTATAAGTTTCAAATATTGATGTTAATGCCCCTACTGTAACTTTTTGGATAGCCATTCCAAAAAATAATAAAGAAAGAGCTGCACCATTAAATCCTATTTGTGCTTGTTTACCTTTATTTATCCATTTAACTAATTTTTGATTTTCAAATGCTAATTGTTTGGTATTTTCAATATGGCTTATTTGATTAGTTAATAATTTTTTATTATATTGTAAATCTTGTAATTTGACTGCATTTTTAATAGGTTTTTGTAATCCTATAATTTCTTCCCTTAATTTAGAAAGTTGTTTTTTAGCAGTTTCTACATTAGTTTTTGCATTAATTTCAATATTAATTTGGTTGTTCATTTTTTCTTTTTCTTATTTGCTTTAAGCCAAATGGATAAACAATTTTGAATAACTACTAAAGGAGTATTTAAAAAATCTTCATAACTCCAACCCCATTCAACAAGAATTATATACAAAACATTATCGTATACTTCTTGTTGTTTTTTTTTAGTTGCATTAGGCAATAACCTTTGGAAGTTAAATGCCATTTAATTTACTCCTTTGAATTTAATTTACTAACTATTGTAGCAATTTCCGAATAAATACTTAAAGGTAAATCATCTATATCTTCCATAGTAATATCTTTATCAGTTTGTTTTAGTGTTAAAAAAATCATTCCTGTTAATGAATCTTCATCACTAAATTTATGTTTCATTAATGATTTCATATCTTTACCTGATAATTCAGTTAAAGTGAATTCAATTTCTCCTAGTTTATAGGATTCAGTTCTTAATAATGTTGTATTATATTTTCCCATCTTTATACATTTCCACCCATTGTTTTAACCTTTGGAGTTTGTGATTGAGTGTTATTTGTGTTCACAGGTTGTTTTAATGCTTCAACCTCAGCTTTTAATTCAAAAACTTCTTGTTTTAGTGACAACATATCAACAAGAATACTATCTATAAATATCTGCATATCAACCCTATACTTATGGTCATATTGCATTTTTTGGTAATAAGTGTTATTGAAGTTATCTTTACAGTCCTTCTCCCACTCTTCCCAGAATAAAATAGGTAAAGTAGCCTTTATGCTTACATTACCTTTCTCTTTAAATTGTCTTTCCGCTTCATTCATTGTCGTTTCACTCTCATTTCGTTTCTATTTTGTATAAAACTTAGGTTTATGCCCAAGTTTGAACACCATATGTAGCATCTCCTGCTTCGTCAGTATCTCCTACTTGAATATTTGTAACACCTTCTGCTGTTGCAGGTGATAGTTTAAGTGTTAATGTTCCTCTCCAATTATCATCTGCTGAGAATTCACCTTCTAAGTTAATTACTCTTGCATTGTTGTAAGCTTCCCAGTAATATAATGTTCCAGCTGGGTCTACATTTTGAACAACAACCATATATTTAGTACCTGTTGCTGTTAAATCATACCATCTTTTTGCTGTTCCGTGTCTCAAGATAATATCAAATGTTAATTCAATTTGTTCTTGAGGTTTTCTAAGGTCTACGAAACCTCCAAATACTGGTTCTGTATTGAAGTCTGTTGCTCCTCCACCTTTACCAAAACTTGTTACTTCTGCTTCATATTTTGAAGTAGTGTCTGCTGCTACTTGTGTATAAGTACCATCTGCTGCTAAAATCCACAACTTAGTGTTGTCTCCGCTTAATGTATCGCCTGTTGCCATCTTTAATTTATTATTATTGAGTAGTATCCTTTATAAACTTATCGTTTTAATAAATTTACTTGAATAATTGTTTTACTTGTTTTTCAGTACTTGCTTTAGTTTGATTTTGTAGATATTCTCTTGTTTTAAACATAAAATCAGGAATCCCACTCATTATTTTTGCTCTTTTAGTTCCTATTGAACCATCTGCTTGTCTATATTTAACATTCCAACCAAATCTTAAGTCATAACCTTTACCACTACTTCCTGCTGGAGCTTTGATTCCGTGCATCCACATATGATAAGGTCTTGTACTTCCTCTCGGTTGTACAACTCTAATTCTACCTGATTTTTCAGCAGGAGAATAAACCTTTTGAATTGCTTGTTTTAAAGCACCAGAACTTTGTGGTGCAATATTCCTTGCATAATCATAACCTTTATCAACAAACTCTTTAGAGAAATCTTTTCTTTTAACAGCATCTATACTTGCACCAATTACAGTAATTCTTCTGAAATTCTTAATCCTAATTTCTGCCATAAATCTACCTACTAAATTTAAATGAAATAGGAATCAACATACCATAAATAGTCTTTCCTCCTAAATCAATAGGAACATCTGATGAACTACCAAACTCTATATTTTGGATACTTAAACTTGATTTATGAGTACTTATAGTATTATCAATATCATCTATTAATTGTGCTGTAAGTTTAGGTGTATCTGCAAATACTTCTATATCTACACTTCCTGACCTATTATAAGATTTGGTTTCATCGCCAAAAGATTCTCTCGTTTTTGGAATTATAGGAATATGGATAACTATCTGAGGAAAGTCTGTTACATCATCACTAAATGCTGCTCCAATCTTAACTCCTGAAGTTGTTAAATAATTATCAAGAACATCATAGATTTCTTCGTAAATATCTACTCTTGCTGTTGCAATTGTTACCATTATGCTAACCCCACAGTAAGTATTTTAGCCAATGTTTCTTCTCCTGCACTAAGGTCTCTAAGTTCCAAAGGATTGATTTGAAGAATATTATACTCTAAAGAATTAATTACAATTTTATCTGTTGAAGTATTAAAGTTTTCAGTCCCCATTACAATAATATTAAGTGTTGAGGTTTCAGTCCTACCTAAAGCATTCAAAGTTGCTTGGGTGCTTAAATAACTATCTTTAACTGCTCTAATTGTTCTATCTGTTGAACTTGTAGTAGTTACTTTACCCCATTTATCATTCCCTGAAACTACATAAGTTCTAACTATAATATCAAAACCTCTTGATGTAATAACACTATCAACTTTAGTTTTATTGACAGACATTTTATTACCTCACAAGTTTCCTCAATCTTTTCCAATATCTTTGAGTATCTTTATCTATATTTACTGTACTTGATGCTCCAATTTGTGAAGAAATACTAATACTTCCTACTGAAATACTTTCTACATTATCTTGAACAGCAGTTCCACTTTGAATAATCTTTTGAAGTGTAAGTAAAGCTGTAAGCATCTTTGCATCTTTTCTTGTATCTTCATAACCTGAAGTATAACTGATATAAACTCTACTTGGTGTTGATTTTCTTTTATTAAAAACTATAAAATCTCCATCAATAATATAATCTTCATCAATACCTTCTACTAAAGGGTTATCATCACCATCAACTATAACTACCCCATCTGTATCATCAGTAGCATCAGTTGTTAAAAGTAAAGGTGTATTTTTTAAAAGTGTTTCTTGTTTAGGACAATCATAAAGTTCCGAAACATTATATTTAATCCCCCAAGTTCTACCTGTTACTTCATCAATCTCAACCTCGGAGTCTGTGATGTATTCTTCTACCTCAGCTTCCGTAGGTGTAGTTAATGTAGTATAATTAGTTCTAGTGAAACTTTCAAAAAAAGCTAAACTGATATATCTTCCCATAAGATAAAGTTATTAGAAATAGTCCTTTATAAACTTTTGTATAAAAGAAATTATATATAAAATTTAGGAAGGGTCAGAACTCCCTAATATAGTTATGTTTTCTATATTTATAAACTTTTGCTTTTTGTGAACTTAACTCTATAATATTTTTGTCTTTCAACCAATATTTCAGGAATATAACCTAATTTTTTAAATTCATTTAATCCTTCTTCATAACTAATTTTTCTTAAATCAACAATGATTATTCCATCTTCTGAAAGGATTTTATCTAACTTATCTAAATAAGTATTAATAGGATAATGAAATCCCCAAGAAATAAGACTAATAACTAAATCAACTTTCTCATTAGGAAATTCTTCTGAACCTATATCAATAAATCTTGAATCATTAGTTACTTCGTTTAAACTTAAGAACTCTGAAGTTATTTTTAAGTTATTATAAAAACAACCTTTTCTTTCATAACCATAGTAGATTCTATCTTCTACTTCAGTTTTATCTAATAATAGTAGTTTCGCATTAGGATTCCTCTTGCCTAAGAAATAATCAATCCCTCCTACTCCACAACCTATATCTAAAGCCACTTTATAGTCATTTAAAGAAGACTTTATTTCATTATAGTCTATTTCTACACTTTTATAGAATAACTCTCCCAAATTATCTCCTAATTCAGTTCTTTGAAGTTGAATTAACTTCTCAGCATTTGCTGGTATTTTAAATTTATTTTCTTTAATTGTTTTCATTTTCTCTCCATTTTAATTTTTTTATTACTATTAAACTTCCTACTACTCTAAATTCTACAAAATCATCTTTTAAAGTAGGATAGATGAATTCATCAAAGAATTGTTTTACTCCTTTTAAATGAAAATCGTGGAATGCTATAAATCCTCCTTGTTCAACTAAAGGTGAAAATTTTAAGTAATCATTTTTTACACCTTCATAAGTATGCTCCCCATCTATTAATAAAAATCCTATGTTTTCATTTAAATTAACATTATAAGAATAATCTTGGATTAAAGTAATTTCATCTCTTACTTTTGCTCTATCCCAATATCTTAAACAAGTTTCTTTGTTCTGTTCAACTTCTCCGTGTGCAATAAATGGGTCAATACTAATTATTTTATTTTTATTTCCCTCTCTATTACCTAATGCTAATGCAATGGTACTTCTCCCTCTATAAGCACCTATCTCAACAATAGTGTTATTACTTGCTTTAGCTAAATTATAAATCTCACTAATTTCCCAATCTTGCATACTCTTTGATGCTGAATAAGGTTTTAAAATTTCTATTAATTCTTTGTTTATATATTCTTTATATTTCATTTTTTCACCATATTTAATATTTCTCTAAACACTAATCTTACTTTTTCTGCTTGTGTATCCCAAGTATGTTTTTCAGCAAACTCTCTTGCCCCTTTAGAGATTTTATCATAAAGTTTAGGATTGTCTCTAAGTTCTTTTATTGCTTCCACTACTTGTTTTTGGTCTCTTTCTACAAATAAACAATCTACTTTATCTTTACACACTTCTCCGTGATAACCTACTCTTGTAATTATACAAGGAATACCTGATGCTTGAGCTTCAAGTACTGTGTTACTACAGCCTTCATTAAGACTGATTTGTGTTAATACTTTAACTCCATCATAAAACTTGTGCATTTCTGAATGAGGAATAAAAGCATATTGACTATCAGCATAAACAAAAGGTACTTGTAATTCTTCAACACTAGGTTTAATAAATTCAGAATATCCTTTTTGTCTATCGGCTGCAGCATCAGCTTTCCTACCTGCAAATCCAACATTAAAAAAATCTTTCTCTTTAGGTTTGAATCTCTCAATATCAACTCCATTTGGAATAAAATATATTTTACCTTTAAATCCTTTTTCTATAAGTATATCTTTAGTTATTTGATTTTGAGTAAATACACCTAAATGGTTCTTCCCTACTCTCATATGTCTTTCTACTACAGGTAAAGCATTACCCCCTCCTGTAGTGATAGTAGTAATTATTTTATTTTGGTAGTGAGGTTTGAGTAATAATACTTTAACAGCTCTATAAGCCCCACATCTTGCCCAAATGAAATCTCCTTCCCATTTTCTTACTAATTGTTTATCTAATTCTAAATTTCTTACAATAGTAAACTCAAATTCGTTAGCTAATCTTTTTGTTACTTCAAGAACAGTTGTATAATAACACCATTTATCATCATCAATGAAAACTAATATTTTAGGTTTGTCTTTATTAAATTCACTAAGTATTCTTTCATAAGTTCCTTTAAAATTTAAATAATATTTGTCAAGTTCAGTTAAATATTTGTTAATAGTATAATCTGCATCATCTACTTCAATCTTACCTTGACCTTTTTTACCTCTATCACTCCAAGTTCTCGCATCTTGTGAATAATAAAAATTACAGAACACTTGAAATTCAAGGTATGCTTTTTTCTCTGTAGGGAATTCACATAAACTTAATTGGTCAGCATACCATAATTGTTTCATAGAATTACAACTTTTTTCATAATAATCTATTACTAATTGATTTTTAGCACTAATTCCAAATATCTCTGCTGCAAATGCTCTTGTACCTTTAGTTACATTAGGGTCTCTTTGAATCAATACAACATCGTTTTTATCAAGTAATTCAAATACATCATCTAAATTAGTCCTAATCAAAGAAGTAATATCAATCCATAAAACATCTTCATTATGAATCTTAATGCACTCTTTAATAAGTTGTCCTTTCAAGAAGGTTACTTTATAAGCATCTTTATTAACATTAAAAGTTTCTTTCAAAGGATAATCTCCTTGCTTTTCTAAAAATTCCACATAAGGAAATTCATTTCTTAATATATTCACTTTATTTTGAGGATAATTAATCAAATAAATAGTTATTTGTATCTTAGGATTAAAATGTTTTAAACTATAACAAAATGTTGGAATCCATTTATTGTAGCTATATGTACACATTGAGATTATTCTACTCATAATAATATATTATGGTGTTTAGGGTTTATAAATGTTTGTATTAAAAAATAAAAAAAGAATTAAAAATAAAAAATTAGAAAGATTAGAAGAATTAACTTCCTGTGAAAGTTGATTTTCTAATTGATTCAGTTCTGTCTGCACCGATACCGAATCTTGCTTCTACAGCAAATTTAACAAACAAGTCTGAGATGTTATCTCTTGCTGTTGTCATTGTGTAAGGTTGTCTTTCAAAGATAACTGCTGCATTTTCACCTAATGTGTAAACTGTATTATCAGCTACATATGTTGATAAAATAACATCACAACCGTGTAGTCTTCCTACATTGTTTTCTCTTAAGAAAGTATTATCTCCTGTTGTATTAGCAGGTAAAAGTTCATCAGCTACTGTTTGAACAGTGTTAGCATTCATTATAATATATAATGGTGTTAAATCTGCCATTTGAATAGCTGTCGGTCCTTTTCTTAGTAACACAACTGAAATTGCACTACCTGAAGTCGCTGAAGTACTTGCTGCATCAATCGCTGATACAAATGCTACATTTTCAGATTTAGCCAAGTCTCTTGCTAATGAATCCATAATGTTTGGCATTACAAATCCTTCTTGGTCTCTTAGAATATCTACTTTTTCTTGTACATATCCTGCTTTATGTAAAGCTGTTACTGTGTGGTCTTCAACACCGTATGCAACTACATTCATCTCAAGGTCAGATGTTGCTACATCATATCTTGTTGAATCAGTAGTCGTAATACCTAAACTTCTAGTCCATCTATATACTTGGTCTACTCCTTGTCCGTAATTAGCTACAATTCTCACTGCACCTGGTAGGTTTCTTGAAATAGATTTTGCATATACTTTTGATTGTAATTCAGTATCCCAATATTGTCTTACTGCATCTACGATGTTTGAATCACCGTACTTAATTGTTTGTCCTGCTGTCGCTGCCATTATTTATCAAAGTCTAAGCATAAGCTTTAACTATAATTAATAACCTTTAACACAAAGTATTTATAAAGGTTTCGGTTTATGTTATTATTTAGAAGTAATAAATCTTGTTTTTAGTAAAATTATAAAGAGTATTAAAAAAATACTCCATCCATATTTTTACCAGCTTTAAGTGCTTGAGTAAAATAAGGGACTCTTTCTTGTTCAGTCATAGCTTGTAATTTTTCAACAGTTAATTTATCACTATTTTCATCTGAATTAGGAGTAGTTTGTCTTTGTGATACTTTATTAAGTTTTTCTTCAAAAGATACTTTCATTGCTTCAAGTTCTTCTTGTTGTTTACTTAATTGAGTTTTAAGTTCTTCACTTTTAGCTTGTTCAGCTGCAATCTTTTGTGATTCTTCTTTTTCTCTGAATGTTTTTAATTCAGCTTCATATGCTTTTACCTTTTCTGCAAGGATGTCTGCTTGTACTTTTTCTGCTTCTACCATTTTATTCTGTTTTTGTTGTTTTTCTATTTTCTTTCCTCAAGTGCCACCCTTTAGGTTTCTTCTCAGGAACTGTGATTACTTCTGTAATCCTTTCTACTACTGTTTTCTTTTCTAAAAGACTAAATAATTCTATAATATCTTTTTCCTTTAAAGGAGTACTAGGTTTCATTTTAGACATTTTAGGTAAGAAATACCCTGAATCTCTTTCTTGATAAAATGGATAATTTAATTTATCCATAATAAATCTAATTGTTTGTTTATCCATTTGTCTCAACAACTTCAGTAGGTTTAACTTCATCAGGAGTTTCTAATTTTTCTTTTTCTAATCTTTCTTCTTCAGCTCTTTGTGTTCTTATAGAATCTATTGTTGCTGAAGTCTTTAAGATTGATTCTTTCAGATTAGCTAATTCTAACTCTAAATTACTTAATACTAATTCTTTGATAGTACCAACATATTCTGGAGATACTTCATAATCACTAGAATTATTATTTGGTGTAAACATATTATCTCCTAAACTAGATAAATATTTATATCTTTTATATAATGCTTCAGATTTATGAGATTGTGCCATTAATTGCTCTTCAAACATCTGCAATAAGTCTTCTTGAAATTTTCTTCTTACTTCGTATTCTTCCATTTCTATCGATAGAGTTTTCACTCTTATATATATATGGAGTTTAGAGTTTATAAACTTTTCGGTTTTTAAGATGATTTAGTATTATAACTTGGGTCTTTGACTAAAGAATAACCTATAATTTCCCAATTCTTAACTTCGTTATTTTCTTTATATCCTTTGTATTCAATACTTGCACCTAATTGTCCTGTATTATACATAGTTAAAGCTTCTCTACCTTTTTCAGTATCAGGAAAGGTTACTTTTGCTCTAAGATTACCTTTATCATCGATATACCAATCTTCTGCTTCAGTATAAAAGTTATACCAAGACTCATCGAGGTCATTTGTAATACCTTCAGCTAAATCGTGACTAAAATGTTCTAAATCTCCTTTTAATTTAGTATTAGGAGTTTTATTCCAACCTGAATAATCCATTTTTAGTATTCCTAACTCTTCCTCTACATCAGCAGCAGGATAACCAAATACCATATCAATTACATTACTTGTTGAAGTCCCAGATAAAGTATAAGATTTCTTACCTGTAATCATTTCAAGTTCTTTATAATCCTTTATGACTTCTTTAGCAATATATAATGATTCCTCAGGAGTAAATCCTTTACCTCTCGAAGATTCATAAGTATTGTTGAATAATTCTTGTTTTTTCATTTTACTACCTAATTACTCTTTTTAGTTCCGTTCTTTATATCAGATTGTCTTTGTGCTTCATTTTGAGGAATTCCATCTTTAGGTCTTGGTTCTCTTGAAGGCATATCATTTATATCTTTTGTACCTCCAACTTGTTCAGGAATTTCTTGAAAATCTTCCTCAATTTCAAACCCTTCTTTTACTAAGAATTTATGTATGGCTTCTTGACTATATCCTAATTCTTTTAATTTATTAGCTCTAACTAAACTTGCTTCTAACTTTCTCTCATCAGATTCAGGGAATTCACATTCTGTATTGTCCCAACCTAATTTATCTTTCAAAGCTAAAGTAAATTCATTACTTAACCAATTTTGCCAAGCCATAGTTGTTGAACCAAAAACAAACTTTGCTTGAATTTCTGAATTACTTCTATTTGAATTATCAACAGTTCCTGCCACAATAGGGGGAATTTGTACTACTCTATTAATTTCATCATTTTGGGCATCAATATATTTTTGTATTGCATCAAAATTAGATGTAGTTCCTGTATCTACTCTTCCTACTTTTTCATTAGGTAAAAGACTAATAAGTTTAAGAGGGTCAAGTGGGTCTCTTCTTGTCCTAATCGCATTTTTAATGTCTTGAGCTTGTTTGTCATCAGCTTCACCCATTTCAATAAATAATAAAGGACTTAGATTCTCAATCATCCCTGCAAGATAATTCTCAGCAGTTCTTTTTCTATTCAGAGTGTATTTAAGAGGTTGAAGTAAGGGTATACCTAATGTCCCAGTTCTAGTACTTGGAGCTTTGATATTAATTATCCTTTTAGGGTCTAATACTTTATCTCCTGAAGGTTGTTTTTGAATTACTTCTATAATTTTTCCAAAATCATCTTCTTTAATTTTTAAAGTACTACCATCAATCCAATAAAATTCTTTTAACTTTTTACCATTAGCCACAATTTCAAAAAACATATTCCCATTATAAAATAAACTTCCAAAATTATCTTTAACTACTCTAGTAAAATTAACATTTTTTAATTGTTTAGTTCTATCTTCTGCAATCTTTTTATCTTTAGTATCTTCAACATCTACTTTTATATCATTTTGAAAAATACTATCTGTTAGTTGTCTTAAATTACTATTAAGTACTGCATCAGTATCTACATATTCCTTAAAATTAATATCAATAGTAATGTCTTTTTCAGTAGAAGTTCCTGTTGCACCAAAAATAGTCCTTGTTGGTGATTTTTTACCAAATATATTCCATCCCATATTCATTCTTTATTAAATAATAAGGTTTATAAACCTTTGCTATTATCTTCATCTAACAAAGGGATATAAATTTTTGTAGAAATATTATATTCTGTAGTTTTTGCTTTTAATTTCTTCCCAATCATATATATTTCATAATTTCTAGGCGTTAGTTCTCTTTTAGCTGTTTGATTCCCTACATTTCCTTTCTCATAAGACATCTTATTTCTCCATTGATAATGTTCATATTCACAATGAGGTTGATGTATTAAATCTTGAACTATCCAATACCCTCCTTGAACATTTAAGATAGTGTCTATCCAATAATTAAGATTTTCATCCATAAACTCTTTTGTATAAATAATTACAAGTTCATTTTGTACAAACTTTTTTAATTTAATGACTATTTCTTCTTCTGTAAGTTTCGCTTCTTTTAATTTTTGTGTATATTTAATTAAATATTCTTCAATTTTCTCTGGTTGTATATAAATACTCATTAATACATCATCTCTTTTGTTTCTTTATTTTTATATCTATCTTTTTTAGAACTTCTACCTGTTCTATCTAAATCAGTTCTGGAATTCATATAACATTGATTACATTTATGTTCTGCTTTTGCTTTTGGAAAAATCCCTAATTTATTACCCTCTTTTCCACAAACTTTACATATTAATTTTTTCACAACACATACCTCTTTCCTGCTCTTTTTGGTGGAATATATGGACTCAAAGCCATCATTAATGAATCACATATATCATCATTTGTTCCTTTTGATTTCTTTATTTGAGTATTTCCCATTGGGGTTTGGGCTTCCTCGATACTCTTAAGTTGAGCAATCAAATTTGGACTATAATATAATTCTACTCTATTATTAGCAAAAGCTGTCCTCGTATACTCATAATACTCGTGTTTAAGTGCTTTAAACCCAAATAATTTCATATTCCAACCTTCTCTTCTTAATAATTCAATAGCAGTTTTACCTCCAACACAATCATCACAGACTACTTCTTTGATATTATATCTATTTCTTAAAGTTCTCATAAAGAAAGGAAGATTACTATTCTCATAACCAGCTTCGAACTCTTTATACCATAATAGTCTTGTTTTATTTCTCTCAGAATCATAAGTCACAGCAGTAATCACTGTTCTTGAATGAGTATCACCAAAATCTAATCCTAAAGTCACAGGTTTATCATAACTAAATTCTTCAGAGTACTCTTTAACTATTGCAGCATCAATACTATCGGGGTGAAAGAAACTATGTCTTCCTGAAGTAAATGTAGCTTCGTATTCTACTTTGAAATCAATTTCTTTACCTTTATAAATGTATTCATTTAATCTCGCAGTCCAACCTCTTTCCCAATCATCTTCGTGAATAGTCCAAGGATACCATAACCTAGTCCACCCTTCTGCAGGTTTGTCAGCATCAGGTTGAATTATATTATAAAAAAAGGTAGGAGTTCCTTTAGGAGTACTAAATAAGAAACAAGAACCTTCAGTTTGTTTAAGTGTAGGTAATGCTTCTGAACTGAAAAAGTATTCAGGGTCTTCGTGATTTAAGAAGTCTGCTTCATCTATAATTAAGAAACTCAAGGAATTACCTCTTACTCTACCTGTTGGAGGAAAACATTCAATACTGCCTCCTGCAAATTCAATCCTAAATATTGTAGGAGGTGAAGTCATTTCGTTAGTAAATTTTTTATGTTCAAAGAATTTAGTTCCTTTAGTAACTTCAGCATAATGTCTATCTCCTGCTTGTATCATCTTCATAATCTCTTTCAGCAAAGCTTTACTTTGAGGTTCAGTCATAGAAACAATAGCAATCTTAGTTCTTTTATCAATACCTACTGGATGTATATTGTTTCTTGCTGCCCAAAATGCAAAACCTGCAATGCAAAATGATTTACCTATTTGTCTTGAAGTAACTGCTGCCACTCTTTTTCTCCTAAACATAGTATCGAGAATTTTCCATTGATAATCATAAGGATTGATTCCACAAGCATACTTCATCCAAGTGTGAGGATGTTTTTTTGCGACACCTAGACTAATTTCAGTTAAAGGTTTATCCATTTCTTCATATTGTTCTCTTTCTTCAGGAGTTAAAAATGTATAATAAGGAAATTTATGTAGATTTTCCATATAACTCATAAAATCTAAATTGCTTCTCATCTTTGTACAACTCCATCCCATTGACTTCTACATTCATTACAACCAGCATATATTTGGATTACTCTAAATATTTGGTCTATTATTTTAAATCCTGCATAAACCTCAAGACTACCACATTTAGGACATTGATAAAGCTTATTAGTTTCACTCATCTTTTACTTTTACCTCAAAAAACATATTATCATCATATTTATTAGTGTTATTAGACACTCTCCTTGGTTCTGCATCCTTAACTAACTTCACAGACTCATTAATTGCTTTATGAACCTTCAAATCAAAATCATTAATCATTAAATGTTCAATCATACTCGCTTCTATTTCTTGGATTTTCTGTAAATCTCCTTCATATTCTGCTTTTTCTAATGCTTTTTTGTGGATAAGTTCCTTTAAGTAATCAGAAGTCTGTTTCTTCAACATCAAAGCCACAAGATTTTCTTTTAATAATGCTTGAGGTTCATCAGCTTTTCTTAAATTATCAAGATAAATTGCTTGTATTTCAGAAGAAACTTGCTCTTTATTCATACCTACTGCTCTTGCTACAACTTGTGCATAACTATCAATAGTTTTGTCTGCTTCTTGTAAGAGTTGTCTGAACTCCTTTGTAGCAGAAGTTTTTATTATTGAACTTATTTCTTTAACCATTTGTAGGATTATATATCTCTTTATAATTATATGGTTTTCTAAGTTTATAAACC